GTCTAAATCTCTTTTACGATCCTCTATCGCAATTCTAGGAGCAATCACCTCATCATACTCTCTACGAAAAGCATTTTTAAGCTCTTCTACCCTAGTATTAATACTTGCGTTTTCTATCTCAAGCAGCTTTTTTCTATCATTCAGTTCAGCTATTTTTGCGTTCTTTTCAAATTCAGCAATATCTTTTCTTCTTGCAAGAGCATTTTGTTCGTTTTCAAATTCTACATTTAATAAATTAAGTCTAGCTGCTAATTGTCTTTGTGAGCTAGAGTTAGCTTCTTTAGCTACTTTCATTTGTGCCATTAATAGAGCTTTTTGATCATCAGCAGAAGCACTAGCTTGTGCGCTTTCTATTTGAGCCTTTTGAATAGCTCTGGTAGTCTTATCTCGATCTTGTTCAAGTTTGAGTAGATCAATTGCTACTTTTCGCTGCCTTCCTAATTCTGCAGTATTAATGTTAATTAAGTCTAATCTTTTTTGTGCAATCTCTAATCTTTTGTTGTCTATTGCTAAAAGATCTTGAGCTTGTTTATTTTGTGCTAACTTTTCTTGAGCTGCTAATAAGTTGCTTTGTAGTTCTAAAGACCTTGTCTGAGCATTAATTGCTCTAGTTCTTTTTTCTTCTTCAAGCCTTGTTTTTTCAAGAAGTTCTGGCATCTGTATTAATATGCCTATTTGAGCCTTTAAAGCAGCTTCTCCTCTTTTTTGGATTTCTGCATCAGTCTGATTAAGATTATTTATATCTACTAGTTTTTCTTTTTCTCGCTCTAACAAATCATTATAAGCGGTTAAATCTTTATTTAAAATCTTACTTAAGTTGACTCTTTTTTCTAAAGCGTTGATGGCGATAGAACCATCAATCCCTACTAATCCTGAAGAGACTGCATCATCAACTGCTTTAATTTCTTTGCTAAACGCTTTTCGTAAGGTTAGAAGCTGCTTTTCTGTAGCTACCAATTCTTTGGTCGTATTATTTTGTTTATTGCGCTCAAAAGTTACAACGTTAATAGCATCAGCTAACGCTTGGTTATTTCCTCCTGCGTTTTTTTGTAGCTCATTTAATTCGTCTAAGATATTATTTAAGCCTAAAAGAGTTTTTGAAGCTTTTTCAGCATTTGTTGATCCTGCATCAAAAGCATCTGCAAAACTAGTTGTTAAATTACTCGCTTTAGTAGTGGCTGCTAGTATTTGTGTCTCTAATGAGCCAAATTGAGCGGTTCCTCCCTCTCCTATTTTACCTAATGCGGTATTAAATAACACAATCTGACCATTTACTTCTCTAAGATCTCCTGCTTTTTTTAATTGCTCAAAGGCTGCAGCAGTTTGTTTTCCAGTTAGTCCTGTCATCTCAGCGACAACACCTAAAGTATAAGAATATCTTTCTAAGCCTTTTTCGGTTATTTTAATAGCATCTTCATATTGAGAAATTTTAACGGCACCTTCTTCTTGTGATATAGTGCCTTTGTCCACTAACTCTTTAGTAACTTCAAGAGCTAATTGTAGTTGCTTTAATCCTCTCACTGCATCAGTGGTCTTGACTTCAAACTTAGTTTTATCTCCTAAAATAAATTTGTTTAAAAATTTCTGAGTTCCGCTGAGTTCTTGATTAAGACCGACAGTGTTTTCTATAGATTTTCTTACACCATCAGCGTATTGTTTAGCATTAATACCAGCCGCTTCAAGCATAGCTTTATTTGCTTTTGTAACTGCAGACACTAAGCTGTTAAATCCTGCTTCAGTCTTTCTGTTTTCTTCACCTAAAGACTTAAATTTTTCAATAACAATTCCTAAAGCATCAATTCCAAACAGTTGAAAAATTCCTTGTAAGGTAGTTACGGCAAAAAAGATTAAATTTAGTTTTGATAACACTACTGATATGGCGTTTCCAAACACCGTTATACTTGTTGTAGCGACAGTAGCAGCTTTTGCCATAAATCTAGCACCTAACCCTGCTTGTTTTTCTGCTACAGCTAATTCTCTAATAGTGCCAACTAATGCTTTAGTTCTGCCTCTTGATTTTTCTAATGCTGCAGTTTTTTGTTCAAGAGTTCTATTACTATCTCTTACAGCTGATTGAAAAGCTCGCTCTTCTGCTATCTGGAGTTTTAATGCTTCTCTTGCCGCTTTTACTTCTGCGACAGATCCTAAAGAGCCTGTCATAACATTTCTTTTAGCTTCTGTAGCCGCTGATGCTACTTCTCTTCTTCCTGCAAAAGCTCCCATACCAGTAAAAGCTCCTGCAGCTCCTTGTGCTTGTGCAGTAGCTTGAGTAAATCTTTCAGTAGTTCCAGCAAGTCTTCTTGAGAAGTTTTCTAATCCTCCCATAGTCTTTGCTAATCCTGTAGTTGCAGTGGCAGTGAATTGAGCTACTTGTTGTGCAAGTCCTTTAAATACTAAAGTACCGATTCCTCCCAATACTAAAAGAGTATTACCAAAATCTTTTGATAAGAAAGATACAAAAGGCTCAATAAAGTTAGCAGCAGCTATACCAACTTTAGTAGCTAAGTCTAAGAATTTTGCGGAAAGTTGTTCAAGAGATTTTTGAGCGCTACGAGAAGATAAGTCAATTTCAGAGAATTTTCTTTGACCTTCATCAATAACTGCCGTAGCAAAAGCCTGTCTACGCTCAAATTGTGTTAAGGAACTAACACTTCTATTTAAGGATGCTGCATATTTTTCAACAGCAGGTTCGATACGAGTAAAAATACCAATTTCGTCTAATAGTTCTGGCTCAAGCTTAATAGCACCACGAAATACTCTTTGTAGAGATTCGGTTAAGTTTCTACCCAAAGCTTTAGACGCTCTAGTTGCTACCTCTGTAAGATCAGCTATTTGATCAGTGTTAAATCCTGCAGATAGTGCAATGTTAGCATTTTGCGCAGCTTCAGCTACTGTTAACTGTCCTTGTGTGACTTCTTGCAGTTTAGAAATAATGGCGTCACCACTTAAGCCAATTTCAGCAGCTAATGCTCTAGTACCTCGAATAGTTGTCTCGACCTGAGAAGCACGAGCCAAAGCCGAAAAAGCTTGCTGGACAGCAAAAATGTTAGCAGCGGCACCAGCGTAGGCAGCAACAAAACCTCCTAACCCAGAAGCCTGTGCCGCAAACTGTCTACCTGTAGCAGCAGAAGCTTTTCCTAAGTTTTGAGTTGATCTAGTTGATCTTTCTTGAGCTTGACTTAGTTGATTAGTTTGTTTAGTGGCTTTATCAAACCCAGAGGTTTCTGCTTGTATTTTTACTTTATTAAGTCTAGTTGCCATTATACATCCTATTTAAACTTAGAACCAGCTTTCGCTTTACGTTCTTCTTGTTTGCGTTTTTCATCGTAAAACTTAGAATACTGCTGAATACATACCTGTAACATATCAAAGGTATCTCTCCAATTAACCATTTGATAAATAGTTAAAATGTCAGACAACCCTGAGTATTCTTTTCCTAACCAAACACCATTCATACCTTCTATTTTATCAGGTAAGATATTCATAAGAACTAAAGCTTGTTGTGCTTCTAAAGATAAGTCGGCAGGGTCAATAGGCTCGTCATCAAAATCTTCCCAACCCATTTGTTCTGCCATTAACCAGTATTGTTCTTTAGTAATACCTCCTCCTGCAAAATTAGTTTGAAGGTACTTAATTAGTTTTTTTCGTTTTGTTCTTTCTTGGTTACTGAGAACTGCTCAAAATCACTCATGCAATCTGTAATAAACTGATCAAAAACTGTAGAAGATTTAATTAGGTCTAGGGCTTCCTCCTCTGTATAAGGAATAACCTCTTCTAAATTAGCCCCTGTTAAATCTACAGGAAGTAAGTTAGGAAGGTGTTTCATTTTCAAACCTTTCCAACCTCTAATAGCTTTTTTAGTATAAGCCTCTAAAAACTTGTCTTGATCTATTTCTTCTTCTCTTTGACGAGTGCGTTTATTGAACTTATAGCTTAGGCTTTGATTCCTAATTTTTACTAAATCTTCTCTTGTTAAGTATGCAACATTAATTACAAACCCTTCAATATCAGGATACTCTACTTCTGTAATAGTTTCAGTTGCAATTAATTTTGAAATTTTACTCATATTACTCCCCTCTTAGGTTGTTAGTATAAAAAAAGGGTGTCCATCATATATTAGCTTAGGCAAAGCTGAGGGGGAAGCTTGCTTTTGCTCATGATGAACACCCACATGAAAACGTATTATCCCCCTCAGATAATTTTCATTTAGTTATTGTCACTCTTTACGAAGAACTGAATTTCGTCGCCAGAGCCTCTGGTTCCTTCCTGGGCAAGGAAGTCAACAGACATTCCAAGAACATCATCAATTTGATGAACCGGGAAGTTAAACTGCACAGCTGGCATATTGATATGGAAGAACGGAGCTGTTCCACCGCCAATTTGAATATTTGCCGAGCTAGTAGAAGCGTGCGAAACTCTAGAGTCATTAACCACTTTATTCAAGAACTGCGCTGAGTTAGCACGAGTAGAGCTTTCAGACGCTGATCTTAAGTAAGCAGTAAACGAACCTGTGACTGTTCTAGATCCTGTGAACTGACCAATTGGAGTATTCAATGCTGCTAATTCTTCAGGTGTTAAGTAAGTAACATCGTTAGAATAGCTGAAGCTTAGTCCAGTAACAGGGAAAGAGTAAAGGTTTGCAGTTTCTGCAGCACTACCTTGGTGACTGATTGAAATAGAACTTAAACGGTTCTTAATAAAGTCAACAGTATAGGTAGATCCATTAACATTCATAGTAGCATAAGGATGATGAGAAGAAGTAGCATCCATACTAATACTAGCGTTAGGAGTTACAGTAGAACCGTCGTTTCCTACACCTCCAAATACTGCAATAGCTTTGTCTCTAGCTGCTCCAGTAAGTTCTACCATCTCAGTTCCAAAACCACTCCAAGTGGTGGTTGCAATACCATCAACTGAAGCATCAATCTCTCCAGTATTGACAATAGCTTTTTTAACTTGGTAAACTAGGTTATCAAGTTTGAAATACATATGATTTTCTTGTGCAATAGCAAAGTTAGAACGAGTAGAGTGGGTATTAGCTGTAGCAGCTGTATTAGCAGATGCTAACTTACCCGAATCTGTTGTTGAATCATATGCCCAAACTGATTGCTCACCACCATTTGAACTAGCAGGCTTAGTGTTACTAACTAGAGCTTGCCATAAATACCAGTCTGCTACCGGTTTTGTGTTTCCTGTCTGTGCTACGCCAGTAGAACCACTGTTTTGTTCCGCCCCTGTCGGACGTAAGTATGTCTGAAAATTCCATTCCACGGGGTTTCTTGCTGTATTAAAGCGCTGAACGCTTCTATCTGGGTCAAGACCTGATTCTAAAGAAGTAATATCTTGAACCGCAGAGTCAGCAGATAGTGCGTACCCAGCCAACACTTCCACTCTCCAAGTATTTTGTGGGGTGAGATCCGCGGCTGTGGTGGCACTGAGACTTAAGTCTTTAATAGAATAAAAGACTTTAGTATTTCTTTGTAGGTTAAGCTGAGTACCTGCCATTTTTTAACTCCTTAATTTTCTATATCTAATTCGTATTCGATTAGTATTTCTATTTCACCAATTCCGTATGGTTTTACTAAGCCTTCGTCAGTATCCACACTAGAGATTGTCATGTCACGTATATTATATACTCCAGTATCTAAATTATAAATAACGTGTTCTATATCTTGTATTAAACTATCTAAACTGCCAGAAGATTCCTCATCATTGACATATATTCGAAGAGTTAGCGGTATCAAACCCGTGGTATTACCTGAAGTGTTATATACCCTAACTTCTTCTCCAACTTGAAAAAATATTGATGGAAAATCATTTACTTCATCTAAAAATTTAACTTTTCTAAAGACATTGTTAAAAGCGTTATTCTGAAAAGTATAATTCGAATTTAAGGATGAAATAGAACCATCTATAAGTTTTAAATTTGTAAGAATGTGATTAATTATGTTTCTTCTTTGATTCGACATTATTAGTATAGCACCTTAATCTAGTTCTGGCAAATTAAATTTTTTCAAGTCTTAATAATTTTAAACTGCCTTCCGAATAATTCTTGAACAGTTTGCCTAATCGTAGGTCTAATTAGTCGTTGACCTACTGCATAAGGGCGCCTATGAAACTTGTCAAAATATTCATCCACAGGAGGTTCCGCATAATACGAAATTAAAGCTTTTCTGTAATCTACCATAAACTGTAAAGCGTTTACAAAACGTCCAGTTCTATATTTTAATCCTTCGGTAGGATTAGGCTCTCCCACTGTAGGCATTTTATCTTGTATTCTTGTTCTTAATATCGTAGTAAGTTGCGCAGAAGAAATAAACTGAGAAGTGTCTCTAACTAATTCTCTTCTTTTAACATTACCTCTTTTAACTCTTGTATTCAGTCTTGGAATACTACCTCCAGTAGGAACTCCAAAAACAATTTCATAATCTAAAGGACCTACTCCTGCAAAATCTTTGGAAGTCATTTTTCGTTTACCTCCAATAGAATCAAGAATTTTTCCAAACTCTTCAGTAGACTTTGCAATTATAGGAGGGGCAGTATCTGCTAACTGAGTGTATAAATCTTTTTCAAAAGCATCCCCTAAATTATATTGAATACCGGCAGACTTTCCTTTTCCTTTTAATTCAGTAGTAAAAGGCGGAGAAGTAAAATTCTTAAAAGGAAAGTAAATATTAATAACATCTACAGAAGTTACTTTTCCTTTTACGATATTAGCTTTTGAGATTAATAAATTTTTAGCCTTATTATAAAAAGCTTTATGTAGATCAGGATCGTGTTTAGCTATTAAATCAAAAAACCCTCTTCCTCCTATTTTTGATCTAACTGCTTTTAAAACTTCTTCAGGATTATTTACATCAAAAGTATTTTTCCCTTTTTTCCCAAAATCTTTATCGCCCTTTAATAGTCCTTCTTCTTCTGCTTGTTTAGCTAATAACTTTAATTGATCTAAAAATCCTTCTCCAAAAGCAGAATAAGCTCTTTGTCCAATGGTAGATCCGGGAGAGCCTCCTCTTTTTGCTTTAACTTCTGGAGTTAGAACATCATCAGCAGTTGTCCCAAAAGCCCTAGCTAATGCTTCAGCCACTCTTGGACTGGTAATCTCTAAGTCAGGTACAGCGGCTACGTTTTTTTCAGCTTGTTGCGAGACTCTACCGCCATAGTACTTAGCAAGACTTTGTTCAATAGCATCACCCCAAAATTTCTCACTTCTTTTTACTCCTTTTCCTGTGGCTTTTAGCTTACCAACAGATTGAAGTAGTCCTGTATAGTTTTTTACTAATTCGGGATCAGTTACTGTAATAGAGTAAGCCACTATAGGCATTATATCACCACTCTATACATTTCAAGAACTCTGCGAATATGAGGAGGGAAATTAGCACTTAAAACATGCTGTTTACTGCTCTCTCCGCTAAGTGAGAACCCAGCATTTTCTTGAGTTTGTTTATGAAGTATTTTGATATAATCTAGAGTAGCTACTTTAATATCACGCGGAATATTAGTAAATCCTCCATCATAGGTTATTTTAACACCTCTAGGATAGTTTCTAAAAATAGTTTCTGGAATAACAGAAATACTAGCTACCCCTTCAACTCCTGAAGTATATCTTTTTACTCCTCCAGTTTCAGAATTCCAAACGAACTCAGGTAATGTTCTACAATCGTCTTTTACTGCTGTAGTTCCATTTTTTCCATTCATGTGTAATAACACTACTGTGTTCTCGTCAGTAGCGTGTGCTGTGGTAGGTGCTGTAAAAGATGCTGTATATTTAGCATCAATAGTCACTCTAAACTCGTCTACATAACCCTTAAAATAATTTTCACTACCTGTCACATCCGATTTGCCGATTAACATATTAACATTACTTGCAATAGTAGGCAGTGTGTTAGAATTTGTTTGTGTTTTTACTAAAGAACCATCAATAAATAATCTTAAGCTATTATCTTGTCTAGCAATAGCATAATGTTGAAAATTATTAGCATTTGCTGTATAAAAACTCGAAGTAGAAGATGTACTAGTAAAATGGCTAACATTTACAGTCTCTGTATCAGAATTTACTGCTCTAAAATTAACACCTAAATATGGATCATACCCTAATTCAATTTTTGTATTAGCATCTCCTCGTGAAACCATTGTTTTAGTGTTAGATAAGTCTTCAAACCTGAAAAATCCTTCTATAGTAAAATCATCCGTTTGAAAATCAAATTTAGGATTATCAGACTCTGGATCAGAGATAGATACAAATGATGACCCGTTAAAATAAGCCGAACTCTCTCCAAACTTTTTTCTTCTAGTTCTTAAAGCCGCTGAAGAGCTTACTGAAGATTTTTGAAAATCATCTCCTACTAAAGAACCATCTGAGCTAGGTCCAATTAAAGTTTTGTGACTTTCTCCATCAAATTCTGTAATACTTTTTACACCATTCAAAGGCAATCTAGAAACAAAAACTTGTGACGTACCCCCATCAAAAACTTCTGAATAAACATTACTTTTAATTTCTCTACCTACATAACTTTCTACTACAGAACAAGCGTAAGATATTAAGTTACTTAAACGAGTATCGTAAGTAGTACTGTTAATTTGTAAATATTCTTTTACTTCTCCTAGTTGTACATACGGTACTGTCACAGGTTGAGCCATTTTTTACTCCTCTTCCGTACCAGCCTTTGATACTGTTGTTTCAGTTACAACTTTCTTTTTAGAAAACATTCCTTCCATAGACCTATTAGCTACTTTAGGCTTTACTTCTGGACTTCTTCTTTCTTTCCAAAGCTTTTTCATCTCATCGTGATTAACAGAGTAAGAATCTAAGGTTAAAATAAATTCTTGATAATCATCAATGGATAATAATCTCTCAATAGGATCAACTTTTGCCATATTACTCTCCTTATTAGTAAAATAGGGCAGGCGTTGAACACCTGCCCTGTTGTATTAAACGCCTGGTTTATTATATAGGTATTATATATTAACCAGCTGAGATATTACACGCGAATGAATACGTGCTGCTCAAGGTCGGCGACGAAGCGGTTCCTGCAGTTGTCATTGCCTTGAAGTCAAAGCGAGTTGACATATACATTGCAGTAACCTGCTGGCGTGGCTCATACTCGCTCTCAATTTCCATTCCACGTCTTTCACCAATGACGAATCCTGGCTTATAGACGAGAGATGCAAGAACGTTATGAGTGGTACCTACGTTATCCATGAACTCAGAGATAACAACTGGGATACCATAGATAGCGCCAAGAGCACCAGTTAGATAAGTAGCATTAGGTCCAAACTTATCAACAGTACGGAAATCACTTTCAGCTACAAGAGAGTTATAACCCTCAACAGAAGTGATAAGTACTAGCTGATCGCCAAGCTGGAGACCATACTTACCAAGAGTTGCGCGAGCGTCAGCAATTTCAGCAGGAGCGGCTTTAGTAGACGAGCTACCAGTCTGCTGCTCAAGAGCGGCTGCGTTAGCAAGCTTAGTAATACCAGTAATCACAGAACGGAATCCAGTACCACCAGTAGTAAGCGACTGATCAGAGTTAGCATTAAAGCCACTTAAAGCGCCGTTACCACGAAGGATCGCTTTATCGATTGCACGGGCGATACGACGAGTCGTAGAAGCACGTAGGAAGTCGATAAGAGGAAGAATGGTATCTTCTTCTTCGTCCTTAGCAATATGAGTTGAAGTCATAAACTTATGCGGAGTTAAGTCTACAGACTTAATTTTATTCTGGTAAGAATTCGGCACGTTAGTGGCGTCTGCAATACCAGATGCATAAGTTCCAGAAGCGAACTGTGCAACGTCATCAGAAGACGCAGAGGTTCCACCGTTATCTTCATCAGCAACCGGAATACGGAAAGTTTTTGCATCCACACTCAAGCGCTGGAACATTGGTGCAACAACTAGCTGCTGCTGCATTTCTTCATAAATAT